GATTACGATGGTAAATGTAATCAAATTAAATTATTATAATATGAAAAACTTAAAAGACCTTACAATGGATGAACACATCTTATCTTATTGGGGTATGGATGATGCAAATGTAATGGAATGTGAAAAAACTTTAATTACTGAAAAAGATTATTGTGAAACATTTAATTTTAATTGGGCAGAATGGTATATGAGAAGGAGAGAACTTTACGATAGAGGAAATCAAGAACCAATGTTTGGCGGACACTAATAAAAATAATATGACAAGAACAGATATAATAAATTACTTAATAGAAAAATACAAATACAAATCTTATTTAGAGATAGGTGTTCAGTATCCAGAATCTAATTTCTTTAATGTAAATGCAGAATATAAAACAGGAGTAGAACCATATCCAGTTACAGACTTATTACAAAAAAGTATTGTAGAACTAACATCAGATATGTTTTTCAAATCATTAGAAGAAGATGTTAAGTATGACATAATCTTTATTGATGGTTTACATACACAAGAACAATGTCTTGCAGATATATTAAACTCACTTAAACACTTATCTTCAAACGGAACTATATTAGTACATGATTGCATACCTACTGCAGAATATCAAACTACACATGAAGATAATGGTAGAGAGTGGACAGGAGACGTTTGGAAGTCCATTGTTGACATCAAAGCAAAAGATGGATTAGATGTATCAACAATAAATACGGACTGGGGAATTGGATGTATTAGACTTAATGCTAACAATGTAGGTTTTGAAAATCCAATAGATTTAACTTGGGAAAACTACGAATTACTTAAGCACGAATTATTAAATATCAAATCAATAGACCAATGGAAAAATTCTCTATAATCATACCAACAATATGGAAAAGTGAATACACAATGGAATTATTAGAAAGATATTCCAAATCGGACTATGTAGGTGAAATTATTTTAATTGATAATGCACCAACAAAAGATATAGTAATGGATAAGTTAGTACATATAAAAGAAGAGACTAACACATATGTAAACCCAGCTTGGAACAAAGGAGTTAAGTTATCTAACTATGATAATATAACAATCAGTAATGATGATATTATTTTCAATGTAGATGAGTATTTTAATTATATTACACAATTAAATCCATTTGCAGATTATGGATACATTGGTTCTCATTCAGAAAACTATGAACTAACTGAATCAACCGATGTAAGATTTGAACCATACGACAATCAAAATAACTTTGGTGGATGGGGATGTCTATTTTCTTTTCATAAATCTAAATGGAGAGATATACCAAACGAATTAAAGATTTGGTATGGTGATAACTTAATACATGCATGGCATAATCCTATATTACAATTAAGAGGATTTAAGATAGAAACCCGTATGTCTACATCATCTGACGACATTAGCGTTAGAGAAATTAGAGATAGAGATACACAACTTTGGAATGGAATAATTAAATAACAAATAAAACAAAAACAAATGCAAGTTACAAAAGCAACATTAGACGGAACAATCGGTTCCACATTAGACACACCAAACTTAGACAAAGATGCATTATTCTTTGTAAATTGGGAAAACTTAAAAGGAGTAGAGGATTTAGTTTTAATCTTCGCATGTATGGGATTATCATTCTCAGGACATCATCCACACTTTGAAACGATTAAACATTTATTAGACTTATCTAATCCTGTTAAACCACCACAAGGAATGCCACAACAACCTAAAGCAGAAGATTTAAAAATGCCCAAGCTGAAAACATTGAAGTAATATGAATGAATTAAACCCAGAAGCACTCTTACAACTTAAGAATGAATTAAGTCAAATAGGTGCTTACTTACCAGAAAACAAAGCACCTTATATTTGGGATACATTCAATCACATTAGAGATGAGAATGAAATGAGACCTTGCACCTGTGCATCTGCAGGAGGACATTGGAAACGTGCAATTGAGTTTTTACACGATTACGCAAAAAATAGATAATGATTGATTCAGGTAGTATTCAACATAGTGAATGTGAAAGAAGATTAGTCGGACTATACAACGAATCTAATAATTGGTTAATATCAGCAGCAAAGAAAGTCACAAAGAATAAAGAAGAGGCAGAAGATTTAGTTCAAGAGCTTTACATTTATTTACATGAGAAGTGTAATGTTAAACTATTTTGGGGTGACAATACTTACAACCTATTCTATTGTTCAAAGTTTCTTCATAGCAGATTTATGAATAAGACTAAGAAGTTAAATCGAGTTAAACTAATGGGTGACTATACTGCATGGGAAGAACAAGATGAAATTATTTATGATGAAGAAAAGGATTTACAGATACAAAGAACACATGACCAAGTACTACATGAATTAAAACAATTAGAGAAAACAAAGATGTGGCCTCAATCAAAGATATTTCAACTATATTGGATGAGTGACGACACATTGGACGAAGTTGCAAAGAAGATTAAAATCAGTAAGAGTACAACATTCCTTGCAGTAAAGAAGATAAGAAAATATTTAGAACAAGTTATAGATAATCCATTTGATGTTTAAGAAACCATTCAATCGTAAAGTAGGAGAGACAAGAACATGCAAACATTGTAATGTAGTATTTCATACACTTAAACCTATATGGAAGTGCACAAAGTGTGTTAACGCTTCACAAAAGGTAATTGAACAAAGAAAGAGAGCTAAGTATCCAAAGAAAGACCAATATCCATTTGACACAAGAACTAATTTAGCTACTAATAGATTTTGTAGTATAAGAACTGCATTGAGTAGAGCATGGAAGGAATATAATAAGACTGGCGATAAATCCGTAATCATTGCACACTACGATAAACAATTAAAAGAGATAAGAGACAATGGTATAATGGAATGGATTCTCGACCGAAGAACACCTGAAGCAAAGAAAGAAATGAATCCAAATGCAAAGACTAGGAATATGATTAGAACTGATTATCCTGACACTCGCGGCTATTATGAAGACTAACCATCATAATATAGATTATCAATATGTGCATCTTAATTTTAATTGGACTTGGATAAGAGATAAACAAATAATATTAAGAGGTGATAGTGATAGTGGTGTGTTGATAATTGCAGATGAAGATGGCAATATGATTAAGATGTATGGATTTGAAAGAATAATATAATCAACTACAAATGTTAGATATCATTGTTAAAATAACATATAGAAACATAAATTATGCCATTCGTTAAAGGAAATCAATTAGGAAAGGGAAGACCAGCAGGAGCAATCAATAGAAGTACTGAACAAGCAAAACTTGCAATAGCTAGACTTGCTAATAGAGGATTAGATAATATCACAGAGGATTTTGAAAAGATAAGAAAAGAAAATCCAATTGAAGCAGCTAAACTTTATTTAAAACTATTAGAGTATATCGTACCAAAGAAATCATCAATGGAAATTACAGGTGAGATAGACCATAGGATACAGCAAGTTAGTATAAACATAAATAGAACAGGCAGCAAAGATGAACTTAGAGATTAACACAACTGTCACATTTGAAAACCTATTAGATAGTAAGAGTAGGGTAACACAACACATAGGAGGAACAAGAAGTGGTAAGACATATGCTGTATTGCAATTCCTAATCGTTAAGGCAATAGAAAATAAAGAAACTATAACAATAGTAAGGAAAACAATTCCCTCTCTTAAACGCACGGTAATAAAGGATTTTAAGGATATCTTAATTGGACTAAACATATGGCAAGATGAAAACTTTAATATTACTGACCGCATCTATAACCTCTACGATTCTACTATTCAATTCCTCTCTACTGATGATGCTGATAAGTTACGTGGTATTAAGTCTACTATACTTTTTATTGATGAGGCAAGTGAGATTGATGAAGAAAGTTATTTTCAGTTATCTATTAGAACTTCAGGCAAAATCATATTGGCATACAACCCGACAGTTAGTCCTTATAGTTGGTTGCGAACAATGCAAGATTGTGAAAGATATGTAACAACATACAAAGATAACATTTACTTACCAAAAGAAATGGTTAAGGCAATTGAAGATTTACAATTTACAAATCCAAAATATTATACCATTTATGGCAAAGGAGAGTTTGCACCAAACGAAAGAGCAATCTATACGTTTGATATAGTAGATGACTTTGAAGCAGAGTTTGTTGCATTCGGATTAGATTGGGGATATAGTCAAGACCCAACGGCAGTGGTAGCAGTATATAAGAATGGTAATGATTTATATTTGGAAGAGGTATTATATGAAAGAGGATTAGTAATGAATGAAATTGCCAGTTCTTTAAGTAAAAAAGAAATTGATAAGTCTTATGAAATATGGTGTGATAGTTCGGAACCCAGGAGCGTAGAGGAGTTATATCGTAGTGGGTTTAATGCAAAGGCAGTTAAGAAAGGGCCTGACTCTATTAAGTTTGGTATAGGTGTAATGCAAAACTATAAGATACACATATTAAAAACATCACAGAATTTAATTAATGAAATGTATGCTTACCAATACGCAACGGATAAACATGGTTATACAACTGATAACCCAGAAGGTGGCCTCGATCACTTATTAGATGCTGCACGTTATGTAGCAATGATGAAGTTAAGTGTTAAAGCACAACGTAAAGGAACATACGCAATAACAATAGGACAATATAAATACTAATGGATAACATAGATTTAAACAATGGATTTAGTGACACGAGACCGCAGATGTGGACAAGTGATGAGATAAGAGAACTTATACTCTATGCTAAACAATTACAGCAAGAAGTAGATGATAAGTCTGCTCAATTGATAATGATGAATACAAAGCTAGAAATAGAAGAAAAGAAAGTTACAAGATTGACAAATATATTAAAAGCATTAAACATATGGCAATAAAAGAAATAGAGTTAAAAGTACCTACGTCTTACGCAGACATTACTTTGAAACAATGGATAGAATTACAGAATGAATTAGAAGCATACAAAGAAGATGCAGATGCAGTAACTGCGTTAATGTTATATCACCTATGCGGACTAGAACCAAAGTATTTAAAAAGAATATCAATAGATGATTACGCATTAGTTAAAACACAATTAGAATCTTTCTTAGGTAATACCGATTTACCTTTACAAAGAATCATAACGATAGCAGGAAAGGAATACGGATTTGAACCTAACTTATCTCAAATGTCTTATGGTGCATTCGCTGACATAACACAATACAAAGACTTAACAATAGATAAGAATTGGGCAAAGATAATGTCCGTACTATATAGACCTCTTAAACATAAGAAAGGTGAGATGTATTCTATTGAAGCATACGATGGTGAGATGAGAGAAGATATATTTTTAAATGTAGGTATGGATGTTCACTTCGGTAGTTTGTTTTTTTTTGTCAATTTATTAATGGACTTGCTGAACGCTACCCTGAAATCTACGATGGTGAAGGATATACATCCCAACATCAAGCAAATTTTGGAAAGAAGTGGGCAGCTTATTCCACGCTCATTGACCTCGCCAACGGAGACATTACTAAAATAGATATGGTTACAAGAGAACCATTAGAGAAGTGTTTATTATATCTTGCATACAAATCGGATAGAAATAAAACGGACACTCTATTACATAACGAAGCAATGAAGAAGATAGGATAATAACTTTTCAAATCTTTATTGTTATTACTAAAACGAAACTATGGGAGGCATTTGGAGCAATAGCAGAAATGGTAATCTAAGATATTCAGTCAATAGAGAGAATCAGTCTGGCATATACATAGGCCCTACTCGTGGATTAAGTTCACCAAAGAATAGTAGGAGAGGTTGTTTATGTTTAGATAAAGATACCTATGATGTTAAATGTTGTAATGGAGCATTGATGCAGCAAGGTATTGGTAACATACAATCACCTAATAGAACAGGCGGTGGTGGATTTAGTGATGGATACGATGAAGGTTTCGAACAAGTAAATCAGTAAAAATAAAATAAAGATATGTCTCAAATATCAAAGCAAGCACTTATAGTTGATAATAATCAATCATTCCCTACAAACAACGCAGGTGACATTACACCATCGGACTTACGAGCGTTTAATGTTAATATGATTGATTCATTGGTAAACGAAATACCATACCAATCATTCACTGCATCTGTAACTAATTCAATTAACTTATTGAATCAGTTTAGTGCATCCCAACAACCATCTTTCACTGCGTTGAATACATTTACTGCAAGTCAGTTAACAATCAATTCAGGTGTTAATGGATTTACTCAATCTGCAAATGCATCTATAAATAGTTTGACTGCAGAAGTAGACCAATTACAAACATGGAGTGGTAGTGTAAATGCTATATCAGATAATGGTATATTGTTAGGATACTCAACAAGACTTAATTTTTATGGATTAATGACTGCAAGTATTGTTGCAAATGTAGGTGGGCCAATAGCAGCAATAGGATTAGTAAGTGATACAACAAGAGTTAGTACATCATCGTTCAATGCTTTTACGGCATCTACTGATTCATCTATATCTAATTTAAATCAGTTTAGTGCATCTACATTAATAAGTTTAAGTAATATAAATCAAACTACTGCGTCATTAAATATTTCAGTTAGTAATTTAAATGCATTCACTTCATCTCAAATAAGTTTTAATGCATCAGCAACTGCATCAATATTACAATTACAATCATTTAGTTCTTCATTAAGTGGTGGATTTGCAACACAGGGTGAGTTAGATGCATCGTCATCTCAATTACAAAATAACATTGATACAAAGTTAAACACATCTTCGTTCAATGCTTATACTTCATCACAAGTTGGAACAAATTTATTTACTGCTAGTATCAATTCATACACTGCAAGTAATGATACAAAGTGGACAACAATAGGATTATTAAGTGGTTCATACGCAACAACAGGTAGTAATGTATTTACTGGTAGTCAAACTATAACAGGTAGCATAACAATTACAGGTAGTGCATATGGTAATGCAGTATCGGTAAGTATAGTAAGTAATACTGCAAGTATTGATTTGAATAAAGCAAACTATTTCACTTTAACTATTGCAAATAATACAAACATAAATGTAATAAATGCACAACCATGTGTAACTGCAACATTGATAATTAATACTGCAGGAGCAACAACTGCATCTTTTAGTTCAAATGTAAAACAATCTACCGGGTCGTTTTACGTTCCATCTAATTCAGGTAGTATAGATATTCTTTCATTCACAGCAGTAACTACATCAAGTGTTTTTGTAATTCCTGCTTATTCATTTGTATAATATGATATTTCAAAGCTTTAATAAAGGTGGAGGTGACAGAGTTAATTACGGCCTATATGAATATGTTGCCGGTGCAGATATAATATATGACTTTGGTAATCCTATTTGTACATCAGCATTTAATAGTAGTAGAATTGTATATAATGTAGGTAGTGTAAATGTAACCGGAAGTTTAATACCTTATGCTAATCCAAGTAATGTTTATCCAACATTAGGAACTAATTACGGAGGAATAGCTAATTTTAATAGACAAGCAGGTGCAGGTACAAACTATGTACAATGGGATTGGAAATCTACACAAGAACAAACAAACATTTTTATTTATCAAGCACCTACTGGGTCGGTAGCTGCAGGAGAAATGGGATTCCCTGGAGGAACTAGTCCATCTGCAGATTCTATTTATATTACCTTAAATAAAAATAATAATGTATTCGGTGGTGGATTTAATAGTTCAGATACACAATTTGATGATATATTTGATGCAAGTGGCTCAACTGAACCATCTACTTTAATTTCTAGTTCATGGAATACAATTGCATATACATCTAATGGTGCAAGTATTAGTAATCTTTATTTGAATGAAAGTACTCCAATTTTAAGTACAACAACTATAACAAGAGTAACTAGTGGAACTCAAACATTTAAATTTCCTTTCATAACTGGAAATACAACAACTAATTTTCAATCAGCTATTATGGGATTCTTACAATATCCATTTATTTTAACACCGAAACAAATTAGACAAACATATAAAGTATTCTCACAAAGATTCTTTCTACCATAAAAATAACTATTTTTTTAAACACCTTTGTTATTAAAGGTATAAACAATCAAACAATGAATTCAAAAACTGTATTAAGTAAGATATTAGGACTTTTATCTATGGATAAAGAAGTGGAATTAACTTACGCAAAATTGAAAGACGGAACAATCGTTGAATCTGCAACATTTGATGTAGGTGAAGATTTATTCGTAGTATCAGAAGATGGTACTAAAACCCCAGCTCCAGACGGAACACATGAGTTATCTTTAAAAGATGAATCAGGTAATGAAAACTTAATCAAAGTTATCACTAAAGATGGTAAGATTGAAGAAAGAGAAAACGTAGAGTTAGAGCAAGTAAAGGTAGAGGCAATCCCTCAAGCATCAGGAGATGTATTAGATGTAAATTTAGTACCTGACCAAACTAACCAAATCAAATCTGGAACTTTAATGGCAGAAGAAACCGAAGAGGTAATGCCAATCCCAGAAGATGCAACTGAAGAAGATGAGTCTGAAGTAGAAATTAACTTAGCTGACATGGTTAAGAAAATCGAAGAGATGACTTATAGAATTCAAGAGATGGAAACTAAGATGGAAGCAATGATGCCACCAGTAGATTCTGAAGTAACTCAAGAAGTTGCAGGAATGAAAATGTCAGCAGAGCCTGATGAAGAAGAAGAGTTACCAAAATTAGATGGTGCTCCAACAGAAGAGGCAACTAGATTCTCAGCTGAA